TATGTATTTGAAAGTCTTGAGAGTCTAACTCATTATATACGTAATGACCTAGTTCAGTATCTACGTCAAATCCCCATTTAGGATCTGCTGGAAAGTACAAGTAATTTAATTGTATTACTTTATCAGTAGTGTTGTTACCTGTTAAATTATCTGGGTGCATTGTTATTTTATTCCCTTCATATATGTACACAGGGTAGAACTCTGTAGGTGCAGTCAAAGGAGATTGATTTGTTGTAAACAACTCATATTGCTGTATTCTTTGAGCCTCTCTACCTGGCACTCCTATAGTAGGGCTGTTGTATATAACAGAGCCTAATTCTTGAACAGTTTCCGAAGGTTCAGCTATATTATTTATCAGTTCAACGTTTTCGTTTTTCTTAAATATAGATATTTTTTCATCTAATAAAGCCATCCTATCAGCGTATGCTAATGAGGTTTGAGGCATACCAAGTAGTTGATTTAAATCATCAAAGTATTGAGTAAAAATTTCTTGCTGTGCTTGAGTAGCAATTTTGTTGAACTCGTTAGGCGTCAACACTCCTCTTTTTTCTTGTTCCAGTACAACTAGAACAGCTTTATAAACCTTGTTTATGTCTATAGCCATTTTCTTTTATTTTTAAATTTACTTGTTTAATATGAGAGGCTACATTTTTTGCAACCTCTCGTATTTTAATTATTACATGTTATTTTAGCTTTTTCTCTACTGACCTGTAAACTTCTACACCTTCATCGGTTTTAAAGAATGCAGCCATTGCAGAGTATGGGTTTTCGTCAAAAGGAACCTCCATTAATTTCCTACCATTAGTAGCCCAAGTGAAATATCTTTGATCACTTGACAGTTCTATTATATTGTTTTCAGTAGCTTGTATTGCGAAGTTTCTTAATTGAACATTCTCATCATTAGCTAGATCTATAAATAAAGCTGGATTCATTTTAGCGAATAACAATAAGTCTCTTCTTAATTCTTTAGAACTCATTGTTGTTACTTTAGATCCTATTTCAACCCTAAGTATAGCTTCAGCATGATCTATATCCATGTTTTTAGCTGCGTTAAGAGCTTCAATTTGCATCTCTAATATATCTAATTCGTCTTCAGCTATTTCTACTTGGTCTAATTCTTTGTATACCTTATTCTTTAATGGGTGATACATAGATAGCACCTTCTGAAGATTTTGTTTTTCTTTTGGAACAAATAACGAACCGTCTTTAAATATAATGTGACCTAAAGTAGCTTCTCCTTGTTGTTCTTTTACAAATGGAGAAGATTGGTTTGTTGCATATCTTAATTCTTTTTGTTCACGACTCTCTTTATCAAAAAATAGTAAAGCATGTTTAGAAGTATGTTTACTAGGTATTGTAAATGTTACCGGTGATCTATTAGAAGTTAATATATATGTTCTATCTTTTATTTCCCAGCTTGGTTTAGCTGGTTTTTGTACTTTTGGAGCAGCTTTAACTGCTATTTCTTGCTGAGGAGCAACCTCAACTTTCTTTGCTGGTGCTTTTTTTGCAGCCATAATATAATATAATTAAATAATTTATAAGAGCAATAATTACCCCCGTCAGTTCAACGAGGGTAAGAATTACATTTGTTAGTGATTACACTCCTTTGAATAATACAAAGTTGTTAGCACCTTGTACACATAAACATCTTTCAGATAAGAAGTTTACTTCCATAGCATCTAGATCAGATGTAGCAGCGCCACCGGCAGAACCAGTCACCCATTGCTTCATTCTTCTGTCATTTGCTTGAGAAGCTCTATATCTTACGTGTAAGAAAGGACGTCTGATGTTTGTACCTAATACTTGGTCATAAACTGTAGAAGTTCCAGCTGGTACTAATACACCTTCGATTGAAGAAGGTCCAGTCATACCACCACGCGTAGAAGCGTCGTTTAAGTATTTCCAGTCAGTCTTATAGAAGTCATAAGAACCTCTTCTGAATCCAGAGAAACCTAAGTTCAATGCCATTTCTTCAGAGTTTTCAAATAATCCATAAGCAGTACCACCTTGAGCACCTGCAGAGATTGCAGCTAACATATCGTCAAAATCTAAAGACGTTTGTCTTTGTAAGAATAACATGTTCTCTTCAATAGCTCCTTGAGTATCTAAGTTTTTCAAGATATCATCAAAAGTATCAAGACCTGCAGCAGCAGTAAATCCTACATTTACATTACCTCTATCTTCGATAGCAGCGAATAAACCTTGAGTACCTTTAAACTGTGCACCCGCAGCAGCAGATCCAGCTCCAGCTTTTTCTCCTTCTACTACAGACATTTCTAAGTAGTCTTCAAAACGTAATCTTGTTTCAGATTCAGCTTTTAAGTACCATAAATATCCAGATGTTCCGTCTTCAGTAGCAACTTCTACCCAACCGATTTGAGCCATATCAGATCCGTTTACAACGTATTTATTTCTGATGATGATTGGTGAGTTAGAGAATTGTGTGAAAGAAGGGTCAACAGATACATATCCATTAACGTTAGTAGCACTATAGTTAGGTGTGCTTGAACCTTTTGCATACTCAGATCCAAATACAAATACCTTTACACCTGTAGTTGCTAAAGCAGATATGTCTGCAGCAGTATAAGGGGCAACGGTAATTATACCAGTAGCTAAGTCAGATGCAGTTACAACAGCTTTTATTTCAACTCCTGCTCCATCTAAAGCTACAATAGTAGCTCCTACAGATATAACATTAGCAACGTAATCTTTAGGATCAGCTGGTGCTAAATCTTGTTGTAAGTCAATAGTAGTTGTTCCGTTAGTAGTACATCCTTCGTAAGAAATATGTAATCTATTTTGCTCAGACCAAATTACTTGATCAGAACTCATTGGCATTTCTGCTCCTACCATTCTTAAGAATCCAGATAATGTTCTGTTTCCATAACGCTCTACTTCTTGTTCGTAGATCTCTGGTAGGTATTGTTGTGCGAAAGTGTCTGTTCCAGCAGCACCGTCGTTAAACTTTAGATAATTGCTATCTAAAATCTCTTGTTTTTGAGATGGTTTCAATGAACCAAATTGTGGAGTTAAACTCATTTTGTTTAATTTTGTTAGTTAAATTTTCTTGTTTTTATCTTTAATTTTGAAGAATCAGCACCAGAAATAGCTTTAACCTTTAAACCATTAATAAACACATCGCCACTGCTAGTTTTTCTAGGTTCTGATGAAATGTTTTTTGATTTAACCATAACATCTTTAACAGCATCAGCCTTGCCTTGCTCGTAAAAATGTTGTGCTATTGTATCAGCGTTTCTAGCAGCGTATAAAGCTTTGTGGTAACCTTTAGTATCTTTAACCTCTCCTTTATCATTTAGGAACGTCCCAATGAAGTCAGAGATATTAGATTGTGCTTCTGCTACCTTTCGCGGATTTTTTACACTATACCTAAACTTACTTTCACCAACGTTGAAATCAAAACCTTTGAATTCGTCGGTTAACAGCTCATTAGTACGCTTTAAAAATTCCGAGTGTTTTGCTTTACCAGCTTTCTGCTCTTCGTTATATCGGTTAAAAAAGTCAGTGGCTTTTTGTTGGTCTTGAGTTACGCCTGGTTTCAACTTGATCTCATCGTAGTATTTACTCTTAGTTTCCTCTAAAAAGTTCCTAGCTTTTGCAACTTCTTCTTTAAATGCAAGTTTCTTCTTGCGTATGTCTCTTTCCTCATCTAAATCTTCGTCATATGAAAAATCTTCTAGCATGAGACTTATATCGTCACCTTCTAAGTAAGGTTTTGTTTGTTTATAATATTCTTTTAATAGTGTTTCGTTATCCACACTAGAGTAGTCAGCATTAAGCCTGACGTAATCATTTATGTTACCACCAGTCTCTTCCATAAAAGAAACTAACTTTTCGATGTTCTCTGGTAAAGGTTTACCAATTACTTTTTCATCTCTAATAGCTTCTTTGTACTCAGCTTCTACCTCCTTAACATCTTCTTCTGTTTCTTCAACTAACTGTATAGGCGAGTCGCTTTCAATAACTTCAGCCACTGGCTTTTCAATAGCAGGCGAATCATCTTCTTTTATTACTACTTTTGTAACCTCTGGCTCTGTATCTATCAAAGGTTCTTTCATGCTCACCTTGGTAATATTGTTTTCTGGTGTAGCTAATTTTTTAGGCGTATTTCTTTTTTTTAATTTAAATTCACCCTCTTGTTTTACTGTTTGTTCTGACATAATATAATAATATAAAATTAATAAAGTTTTTTATCTAAGTTAGAATTGTTCTAATCCAAAACCGCTTAGTGAGTCAACATTTGAAGACTCGAAATTCTTTGGAAGCTCGTCGTTTTTACGTTGTGCTATTAGCTCTGATTGCTGAGTAGCTTGTATTCTAGTTCTTTCGTCCTTACGATCTTCTATATCTTTTTCTTTTCCTTTTTCAGCATCAGCTTTTACTTTAGCTAACTGAACGTTATAGTTAAATTCTTCAGCCATTATCTCCTTCTTAATCTGAGCCTCAGCCTGCATACGCTGCATTTCAAATTGAGATTTACCTTGTTCTATTTGAAGAGTTGTTTGAGCTAACGCTTGTTGCTTCTGCACTTCAGACATAGCCGCTTTCTCAGCCGCTTTAGCATTGGCTTGAGATTGTGCCTGTATATTCTCCATTTGCGTTTTTCTATCAGCCTCTATCTTTTGCTTACGTTTTATCTTAAGCATTTGATTAGCTAACTTTATGTTAGATATTTGTCTTAAATCTATAACGTCTTCAAGATCTATACCTCCAGACTGCAATGCTATTTGTATATTCTTTTCAAGAACTTGTCTTTCATCTTCATCAGGCTCTAAGTCTAAGAATATACCAAACTCATGCATGTTTAATTTTTCTACTTGCTCTAACGTATTTACGTTAAAACTACTTATGGAGTTCATTAGTGCATTTTTTGTTAAAGGGAAGTTTAACATATCTGCCGCTCTTAAACTTATATTCTCACATATTCTAACGGTTATATACATTAGAGACTGTAATATGTGTTTTGTGGCAGTGTTAGATGCAGCTGCAGCTAATTTTTGTAAACCTACTAATGAATCCCTCGCTGGTTGACTACCGTCTCTAGCTTCATTTAAACCCGTCACGTCTCTTATCATTTGTAAATAATATTGATAAGTTTGTATAAGTGCTTGTATCTTACCTATACCTGACGATGTTTGTAGTTCTTGTATTGGTACTTTACCTCTGTTTATATCCCCATCTTGAGTAAGTGATCTACCTACTATACTACCAGTCTGGAAGTACATATTAAGAGCTTCTTGTGGATTATAATTTGTTCCATTACCAAGATCAACCTCAGCTAATCCATCAACGTCAACAAACACACCATCTGGCACCATACGAGCTAATACTTGTTGTATTTTTAAGTGAGTTAGTTGTATCATATCAGCAAAACCAATAGTCTTACTAACTATACTTTCAACTCTACCCTTGTACATTCTAGGAGCAGATATAGTATAATTCATATTAACTCTAGTTTGATCACTAAAAGGTCTAGTCATATTTTCTGCAAGCTCCCACTTTAGCATTTTTTCATAGCCCAGTATTTTAGCGCCACTGTATAACACTTCTATAGATCTACTTACTCTATTGAAGTTATCACTCTCAGGTGGGTTAAACGTGTCGTCTTTTTCTAAAGCTTTTTCTAAACCTTGATCAGTTTGCTTTATCTTAAATACTTGGTTGCTGTATGTTTTATATTCAAAGTATAATACCTGAACATTGTCATAGTTACCATCCTGAGTGCTATAATTTCTAGTCATGGTAGAGTCACCTGGGTACTGCTGTATCTCTATAAGATCTTCATCTGTCAAGCTTGGAAATTGTTTCTTAACCTCTTCTAGCGGTACGCTTTTTACTTCTCCAACGTAATATATATCTTCAAAGTTTGGATCCTCCGTGTAAGAGTGAACCAAGTTAACTGGATCTACATAGTCAACAGTAACTCCATTAGCTAAATTAAAGTCAGTTTTACTAGCACCTATACCTAACACAACTAGATCATGTGCTACTCTTTTCTTAACTTCTTCGTACTTGTTATAATCTAATACGTTATTTATAAGTTCCTCTTCAGCTATTTCTATAGCCTGCTTATATGTAAGTTGCATGTGCAACTCTAATTCTTCTTTACTTTTCGGTAATTGGTCTTTGGGCGTGTTAGTTCTACTTAGATCTATACCAAAGTTTTGCTGAGCTTCTTGTATTATGTTTTGTGAAAAAGCATCCTCTGCTAAATCAGTAGCGTGCTGTGTTCTTTCTTTTACAGCAAAAGGATCTGATGCAAATGATTTTATTTCATAGCCTTTATCTGTCATACCATTAACAACAATGTCAACAAATTTAGATAAAACAGCTACAGGTTTCCAGTCTAGGTTTAAGTAGCTTAAGTCACCATTTATAGATAACTCGTCTTTGTACTTTTGAACGGATTGTTCTCCTCTAGCGTACAATCTTAACTTATGAAAATATTGCCAATTGCTAGCAAATCTACCACCTATATTAGTACCTCTATCCCCTTTAAACCATTCATTCTCTATAGCTCTACCGACAGCATAACCATACTCTAAAGTTTGCTTTTCCGCATCTGGTACTACCT